CACCGGCTGTTGCAGCCTATGACGAAGACAACGAGCAGCTAAACTGTATGGCCGTGTCGTCTGTCGAGGGTGACGCAAACGTGGCTGGCGTCTTTGTTAATTGGGATGATGACGACGAAGACTTCACCGCAGACATGAACGTGGCAATGACCGGCGATATGGTCATCCGCATTGCACAAGGCACGACAGTAGCACGAGGAGACTTGCTGATGTCAGCCGGTGACGGCACTGCCAAGCCGCAGGGCGATGACATTGTTCGCAGCAAGACGATTGCAAAGGTAACCAGCACGAATGTTTCACACACATACGACGACGGCAGCTATCTTGTGCCGTGTGTCCTGATGGCCTGTTAAGGAGCGCGCAGCATGGCTAAAGACAAACTCACTGAATACGACGCTACCGCTGCCAACAACACGGTCGTGGGCGATGTAAACCTTGCAGAAAACTCTGCTTTGCCAAGCGATATGAACAACGCTGTTCGCGAGGTTATGAGCCATCTCAAAGAGTTTGCGGATGGCACGAATGGCATCAACGTCTTGACCCTTGCAGATGATGACGCAAGCGCCTCAATCAAGTTCCAGGCACCAAGTGCAGTGACTGCAACGGTGACGTTCACACTGCCGGATGGTGACGGCGAGAGCGGTCAGACGTTAGTAACAAATGGAAGCGGCACGCTGGCGTGGGCCGCGCCTTATGGAAACAGGAACCTTATCATCAACGGTTCAATGGCGTGTTTCCAGAGGGCAACAGCAGCAACCACAATGACCAATGCCTATGGTGCGGTAGACCGCTTCAAAGGCTTTTCAAATGGCGGCGGTGCATTTACCGGCGAAAAGTACGACTTGACCACAGGTGAGATTGCTACGACAGGTCAGTATCAGGCATTGAAAATGTTGGTATCTACAGCGGACACTTCTATTGCTGCGGCAGACTACTATGCCCTGCAATACAAATTTGAGGGTGATGACCTACAGCAGCTTAAATACGGCTCGTCATCGGCTCAATCTTTTACGGTTTCTTTTTGGGTCAAGTCGGACACGACAGGCACATACTTCCTGACAGTTGACAAGGTTGCTAATGGTCAGACTGCTTATCGCATCCCTATTGAATACACTATTTCAAGCGCAGACACTTGGGAGCAAAAAGTAATAACTGTGTCGCCTACCGCTGGTAGCACTTCTCTTATTACTTCATCCGCAGGCGCTATTGGTGGCGGCACTGGCCACGGCCTCAGTCTTTACTGGGGCTTTGCTTGGGGTACAGATTATCACGGCACAAACAACACTTGGGGTACAGGTACATATGGCACAAACGCAACAGCGAATGGCTGGATGGGAACGGTAGGCAATGACTTCTACATCACCGGAGTGCAGCTTGAGGTCGGCGAACAGGCCACTCCGTTTGAGCATCGGTCGTTTGCGGATGAGTATAACAGATGCCTCCGCTACACATATGTGCCACGCAATGACAGCACAAGCGGCTCTGATGGGTCAACTATAGCAACTGGTTATTGTCAGACAGGTTCTGTCGGCGTTTATTTTGTAGAATTTCCAGTGCCAATGAGAGACATCCCGAGTCTGACAACAATTTCCACAGCCGATTCCCTTGAACAGGCTTATCATAATGCCGCCGTTACGTCACACAACGTAACGGCTATGAGTTATGTCGCAACCATTAGCGGAAATCAAAAGGCTTGCTTCACTATAGGCAGCGCAAGTTTCTCAGGTGGTGAAGGCGCACATTGCCGATATGCAAAGGGTGTTTTTGGCGACGGCACCAGCAAAGATAACATCATCGTATTCAGTGCGGAGTTATAGAAATGAATTTTAACAACATAACTTTGGCACAGTATCAGTCCAGTGTTTTGGAAATAGGCAATGGCTCTATTCGCATTGAGGAAGATAACGGCGCAACCGTGTATCAAGTGCCAATACGTCAGGGCAATGCCGATTACCAGCTACTTATGGAAGCGGTCGCAGCCGGTACGCTGACCATTGCGGACGCTGAGTGATGGAAATGTCATCAATGATGGCTTGGAACATTTTGCTCACGCTGGTCATCGGGCCGGCGTTTTTTATTTTCCGTTCCATGCTTGCAGAGATAAAGCGCATCGACATCCTGCTCAATCGCACGCGCGAAGACTACGCTACACGCTCCGAATTAAAGGAAGACATGCAGCAAGTCTTGCAGGCGTTGCATCGTGTTGAGGACAAGCTGGACCGCGCGCTGGGCCGCTCACAGTGACGTGGACTTTGTGCATGTGTTCTTGCTGTACGTTTTTTTAGACGGACAACCCAAAAGCAAAGACATGTATTTTTATGACGTGAATGACTGTGTGTATTTCGCACAACGTCTTCACAAGCAAGGCGAGAAGATTACCTCGTACTGCCTTCCCCAGATCGTCGATCCAGATAAAATTAAGGTGTATTGATGGACCCGATATCGGCAATGGCCACCGCTACGGCGGCTTTTTCTGCTTTGAAAAAAGGCTTTGCTGTCGGGCGTGACATTGAAGCGATGGCATCTGATCTGTCACGCTGGATGGGTGCGCTTTCTGATCTGGATCAGATGGAACGAGAGGCAAAAAACCCGCCCATATTCAAGAAACTGTTTGGTGGTCAGTCTGTCGAACAGGAAGCCATCACAGCGTTTGCTAACAAGCAAAAGGCGCAGCAGCAACGCTACGAGTTGCAGCAGTGGATTTCGCTGACAATGGGCAAGTCCAAATGGGACGAGCTTGTTAAGATGGAAGGGCAGATCAGAAAACGCCGCAAAGAGACGCTGTACAGGCAGAGAGAGCGTCGGCGCAAGTTTGTAGAGGTTGTTGCGTGGATCATTGTTGCGGGCGCGGGAATGGCTGTCCTGACCGCCTTTGTGATGCTGTTGAAGGCACACACTGCTAACGCAGCTGACCCTGAGTTTGTTGCGTGCAGGCTGGTCGGTTGCACTGTCGTCGACAAGGACCGCATCTGCGTTTATCGCGGGGCAAATCACACGCAAGACGTTTTGTATTATCGCTTAGACGAATGGTTTCCACGCGAGTTTCAGTGCAAATACGCACCGAATGAGACGCCACCGCCAACGGTGCAGGAAGTCTTAAAAGCCATCAAAGACAAAATGTCTTAGCCATGTCCACAACACGGGGGCTGATTGGCGAGTTTATCACTTGCGCCGCCATCATGTCCTTGTCGCAAGGGTGGCGGGTCATTCATTGCCCACAAGATCAGATCGACATCATTGCATTTCTGGATAACGACTTTGTGCGCGTCCAAGTCAAGGCATCCAGCCTTCGCGCAAACAGCAGCAGCCGCAAACCCGGCTACCACTTTCAGAACGGGAGCGGGTCAGCCAAGAAGAAACTGCCAGATCCGTCTCGGCAGGACATCATCGCGCATTGCTTTTTAGACGCACGCCGCTGCGTTTTCTATGCAGCGGAATCCGTCAATCAATTCAGCCAGCGTTATTCAAAGTCATACCCGCTTCGTCCCGATCTTGAACAAGAGAGTTGGGACAAGGCGATATCAATCATCAGTGAGAGGCAGCTATGAGCAAGCTAATTGAGATGATCAAACACCATGAAGGTGTTGTACCGCACGCCTATCAGGACAGCCGTGGATACTGGACGATTGGCGTAGGGCGTTTGATTGACGAGAGTTTAGGTGGTGGCCTGTCTGACGCCGAGATTGACTATCTTTTGGCCAACGATATCAAACGCTGCCGTGCAGAGGCAGAACAGTACCCGTGGTTCAACAAGATGAATGAACCGCGTCAGGCCGTAATCCTTAGTATGCTGTTCAACCTCGGTCGCCCAAATTTCGACAAATTTCAGAACATGCAGGCTGCGCTGCTTGTAGGTGATTACACCCTCGCAAGCCACGAAATGTTGGACAGCCGCTGGGCCAAGCAGATCGGCAAACGCAGCGAACATCTCGCTGGCATGATGCTGAGTGGTGAGTGGTATGAGTAAGCTGATCTTAGAGTACCGCATCGTCCCACGCCTGATGATGCTGACCATGACAGGCGTCTATATCCGCTGCATCGAATGGGCGCTGCATCAACCAGATCTGTCAACACAACAGAGCGCGCTGATAAGCGTAGTGACGGGCGCTATGACAGGCGCGTTTGCTGTGTGGGTTGGCAGCGAAAAGTCGTGACTTGGCTTTTGCTGATGGTCATCGCTGAAATAAACGGCGAATTGTCCGTGCAAGTCTTGAGCGACCATAAGACAATGGCTGAGTGCCACGTCGCAGGCACCAAGATTACTTGGGAAGAACGTATGCCTGTGAACCAAGAAATGCTGTGCTTTGCAACAGACATAAAGGTGACACAATGATCCAGTTTCTAGGGCCGATTGCATCACTTGCAGGCACATGGCTAGAAAGCCGTGCCGAACAGACGAAGGCAAAGGGCGCAGTAGCAAAGGCGCGCGCCGAAGCTGAAAGCCAAGCAATGCTGACCGCAGCTACCCACGACAGCAAGTGGGAGTTGATCATGGCGCAGTCCACGCAGTCCAGCATACGCGACGAAATCGTCACAGTGATTGTGCTGATTCCCGTCGTGCTGGTGTTCGTTCCGGGTATGGAAGACGTTGTGAAGGCAGGCTTTGACCGCCTCAACGAATTACCTGAATGGTATCAAGGTCTTGTGTACGTTACCTGTCTTGCCGGATTAGGTTTGAAGGGCGTAGACAAGTTTCGCAAAAAATAGGAGAGACACAGGGAGAGACATTTGGGTGTAACCCACTGAAATATCTATAATCTAATGGCGGAGAGAGTGCCGTAGAAAAATAGATAAGTCAATGGGTTATCTGGTTACTGTCTCGCCATATGCGTCACACCGGACGCAAAGGTTCTTTTCGCATATTCACGGGCTTTTTCACGGTAGTCAGGATGGATCTGAGCATAGTGCTGTTCAGTAATCTTGACAGTCGAATGACCAAGCGCATCACGGATCTGTTCCATAGGAACGCCGTCCAATGCTGCGCCAGCCGCCCATGTTGAGCGTAGGTCATGAAACCGGAAATCAACCAAATGAAGGCTCTGACACAGTGCCTTAAACTCAGGGTGGATGTTCTTCACCCGCTTGCCGTTGCGCTCAATAATGTGGCCAGTTTGTGACGCTTCAAACGCCTCTCTCAGCCACGGCTCTACCATGCCGGTGATATCACACACCCGCCTAGCTTTCCGCTTCTTGCCATCAGCAGGAGCGTGAAAGTCGATCTGACCTTCCCCCCATTTGATTTGGTGCTTTTGCAGTTCCAGGATGGCCGACTTGCGTGCCGCCGTGGATATTGCAATGCCGACAGCAAGGCGCAGATACAACGGTTGCAGGGGCAACGCCTGTAGCAACCGGGTACGCTCTTCTGTATCCAGCCACCTGATACGCGCCAGTTTCTGATACCTGTTCTTGGGTATGTACGGCACACCGCGTATCATCCTTCCCCGCTCTCTGTCTGCCGCCCAATTAAGGGCCGCAATCAGCACCGCCAGTTCCCGCGCCATCGTTACCTCAGACACGTTTGCCAGCCGTTCCTGCTTCCATTCATAGACCGCATCCTCGAATGACTCATGATCAAGCGGGTCGCAATCGCGAAGCGGCTCAAGCTGGTTGAGTATAGAGTTGTGCCGTGACATTGAGACTGCGCGTGGGGCGTAATCCCGTACTGTAAACTGGTGCAAAATTTCACCTACGTTCACATAATCGTGCGCTTGTTGAAGTCTCTTGAACGTCTCTAGGAAGGTCTTTGCAAACGCCTCATCTGACGTGCCAGTAGACGCATATTGCGGCTCCCCGTTCTCTCGCCAGTATATGTGCCAGTGCTTCCTGCCACCGCGTTTTTTAAGTTGATAGTTGTGCATGTCGTGTCTCCTTCGACAGTTGCTAATGCGTGGGCTGGTATTCTTATTTTTTTACCCACTTTGATATGAGGCAGATCGCCCGCCTCGGTCATACGCACCACAGTACGAGCCGACACTTTCCAGCGGTCAGCCAGTTCCTGTGGTGTGTAGAACGCTGTCATTTCGTCAAACCTTCGATTTGCAGTTCCAATGCAAACACTTCGTCCACCAAATAATCTATGCAGGCTTCTGCATCCACGAGCAGACGCCGATCCATTTTGGTTGGCGCTGCCTCTTCTTTTTCATCCAAATAAGCCTCTATCTTGGCTTGCAAAAACTCGACGGCATCCAAGGTTGAATCAAAATCAGTTGCCTTCCACGCCTCTTTGTTCTTGAAACTATACTCTCTCATTTCTGCAAAACCGTTTTACTGATGGTCAACCCACAGGTGCCGCAGTTAGCACCGTCAAACGCCGTCACGCATTTTGGGCAAAGGCCAAGATCCAAACGCCTCTGCAACGTGCCGTCGCCAGCTTCTATGTTTTGTACCGCCCCTGCTGGAACAACGCCTCGTACAGCCGCCTGACAATCGGCATAGCCAATTCCTTCGTCTTTACGTCGCAATCGCTGATTACCCATGTCGGCTCCACAAGATTGGACAGGTGCAAGTCCACTTCCTTGTTGTTGATGACGAGAACGGCGCGCAGTTCCGTGTAGTCTTTCAATGCGCGAATAACGTCCCGTTCTGCTAAAGCGCCGTCCATGCTTCTCCATCCTTCCAGTAGTCATGTAGACACTGCGGCCCGCAGAAATATTCACCGTTGCCATTAGCCACCCCCTGATAGCGCCAACTGAATGTCTCGCCGCATTGCACGCACTTGTCAGTCCTGTTTGCTGCAACCGGCTTGGTCTTTTTCTCGCTCCGCTTCTTCCGCATATCTCAGTAATTCAATCGCCTTGTGGCGCATCATCGTCGGCGTCATAGCCAATCGTGCTTGGGTGCGCCCAATCACCAGCAACAAACCCTGTGGTTGAACCACTGCTAAGACGGGATGTTCCTTGTGTGACATAGTTCAAAAGCCGTAATCCATCTTCGGTGAGGCGGGGTGCCATGCAGTCACTGTCTGTCGTCACCAGCCCCAGTTGCCAAAATTCCTGCCAGCGATCCGGTGTGATGTAAGCCGAACCGCTGGCGCGGAATAAGTCACCTATGAAGGCGTTAGAATGGTATTGAGTCGCCACCATCGTCCTTCTTCGCAGGCGCTTCTTTCAGCTTGCCCGCAATCCACCCGTCGTTTTTCTGGTACAGGTTGGCGTAGTAAGTCTTGCCCCCGACAACCAGCTTGCCCGACCAGTCAGCGTGCCAGTCTTCGGTCTTCTGGCCATCGCCAGATCCAGGCCGCTTATCATTCAGCGACATGGTAAGTTCATCCTGACCAAATTTGGGCCGGTTCTGTTGTTCAGACATTCATCAGTTCCTTCTTACGATTACCGAACATTTTCACGATGTTGCCGGGCTGCTTCATGCCACCCCGTTCACGGAACGCGGATTCCAAAACCTTCACGTCCGTAACCTTTGAAAGTATTTCCTCAACCCGATCATCTGGTGCGGCGGCTACTACCGCCGGGTCAGAAAAAGCCCCGACGGCAGGCTTCAACCCACCGCCGGGGGAGTTACCCGCGACACCGTTAAGGGAGACTTGATCCGGTGCTGTTGCTGCGGGCTTGGGAGGAACCTGTTTTGGTGCGTCGTCAATCAGGCCATTTGACTCGCCGTCATCGTCAGAATCCTCGACACCCTTTTCGGTGCCGAACATGCTGGCGAGGGCGTAACGCTTGGCATATGTGATTGCGCCGCCAATCTTCTGGCTGTTGGTCTTGTCATCGACATAGATCGGGTAGCGGCTGATGCGTGCTTCACCGCTGATGTGCATGAGAACAGTACGCACAAACATCGTGTCGTCTTCAAAGTCCACTTCCTGCGTGAAGGTCAGGCCGAAAGCGTTGGCCTGTTTGACGTTGTTGATGACAGCACCAATGGACGCATACTGGCTGCGGTTGCCCTTCTTGTCGGCTTCAAACCCGCCAGTCTGCCGCTGGTACTCACACAACGCCTTCGCTAGTTCACTCATCTACCTCAATCCTCTTTGAGTTGTTCTTATTCACACGCACACGGATGCCGTGGCCGGATGCTTCCGACGCATCACGCGGCACTAGCTTCTTAATCGCCGTCTCAGCGTCCTTGAACGACTGTGCAGCGCCATAGGTCTGTACCCATGTGTCAGCGTGCCGTTTCCAGTCCAGCGCCTTCTTATGCTCCGTCATGTCATACTGAACGCGCTCCTCTGGCGGGACGGGGGCATCAATCGGGATGGGGATATAAGGCGGCTCACCTGTCTCAACGGCGTGCATAAACTCTGTCGCCAAGTCGATCAGATGGTCGGTGTAATGCCGATCCAGCTTGATGACGTGCGTTGTTGGTTCGTCACCGCCACGAATGATGTGCAGGATTCCAAACTTGACCTTCTTGCCGGTATGCTCTTCCAGCAAGCGGCCATTCCAATGAAGCTGTGGGCTGTAGCCTTTAACGAGGCGAGGGATGACGTCCTGCCATGCTTCGCCCTTCTTGGGACGACCAAGCGTAAACTTGGCATCGAAGACGGCCTGTGCGCCTTCCCAATCATCTATACTGCCATCCAGCGTGCAGCGCATGAAGGGCAGCTTCTTAGACTGAATGACTAGCTGTTGGTTCTTGACGGGCTTCTGATGCTTATACTCAAACCATGCGACGTTCAGATCTTCTGTCGTCCAGCCCATAAGGACGGGCCACACGGTAGACAGATCGTCTGGCTCAATCAGCCCACACTTTTCTTCATAGAGACGGGTGATTTTGGCTTCATCGCCACTGGCAAGGATATTGGCATCGCTGCCGCCCACCGTATGCGCGCGCTTTGCCAGCGCGTCAGGGGGCAGTTTGAATTTTTTGAAGAAGTCGGGGACACGCCGCTCTGGCGCATCCCCTGTTTCGGAGGTTTCTACACTCTTGCTCATTGGGTAACTGTAGGTTAGCTACCTGAGTAAGTAAAGGGGTAATTACCCCTAAGTTAGAGAAACTTCACTCCACTTACCCGTTCCATCGTCGTCACATCATCTTGTTCGACAAGAACACGGTCAGGTGGGTTTGTGCGACAGAGGCAAATCTTGCCGTCTTCATGGCCCCAATATTCCATAATCTCGCGCAAGCCGTCATCACCGTATCCGACGACTACAAGATCATTCTTTCTAACCGGCTGGTGAGGCTCTACATAAAGTAAGTCACCAGTTTTAACGCGCGGCTCCATGCTTTCCCCTGGAACATACACGCCATATGCATCTTTACTTGATGCCAGAGATGCGGGCTTGTCCGTCATTTCTACAGGCTCCTGATTAAATTCAATCATGCAGTATTTGCCTACGACTCTCCTGCCGAAGATTGGCAGTTTTGTGGCCACATAACCGTTCTCTGGTGGTGCCGTCTCAAGTTTGCTGCCATGAAATTGAAGCAGCTTGTCTGTCGTAACGCCAAATATTTCAGCGAGTTTTTCTGCATGTCCGCCGACTTGTCGTCGGCCTAGTTCCATTCGAGAATACTCGGACTGGCTAACGTCCAACGCCTTTGCAACATTCATCTGCGAAAGGCGGGCCGCAGTGCGGCACGCAAGCAAGTTGTTTGGGTATTCCATAAAAGTCCCCTTGGGTTGATGGCGGCAGAGGCTGCGCCAACGTTTGAATTAGATAACTTGGGTAGTCGATTGTTTTACTCGGTGAGCCTGTTGGTGCGTTAGCCCATTGCGACTTGGGGCGCGGGCCAAGGCCAACCTTTGCGGGTTTTTTTGTCATAACGCTACCTTTTTACCTTTGCAATAACCTCTAGTTAAAAATTAGCCTAGTGCATCGGATCTAATTTGACAAGTCCAATTCAGTCAGACTAGTTTACCCTGATAACTAGGGGTAAATTATGCGTCTAAACCAGTATCTCGTCCAAAACTCAATGACAGCGGCAGCTTTTGCCAAACAGGTCGGCGTTTCAAACGTCGCCGTCTGGAAATGGCTGAACCGTGTGTCGATGCCGTCAGGCAAGCACATGGTGTTGGTTGACCGGCTGACGGACGGACAGGTGACAAGCGCGGATTGGATCATTGATGAGCAAGAGCCAGCGCGATAAGGGCTACAGGACGGAAAACAAGGTTCGTCTGAAGGCTCTGGAACATGGTCTGGATGCCTACCGCGTGCCGTTGTCTGGTGGTGCCAGCATAAAAGGCGACGTTGTTGTGAAGAACAGCGTCGATGAGTGGGTGCTGGAAATCAAATGCCGGGGCAACGGCTTCAAACAAATCTATTCGTGGCTGGAAGACAACGACGCGCTTGTTCTCAAAGCAGACAACAAGCCGGAGTTGGTCTGCCTGCCTATGGCCGACTTTTTTGATCTGTTGATGGGGCGTCACAATGGCAGCAAGGCCGTTGAATAAGGAAGGTCTTAATCTTTCCAACTACTACAAGGCTGATGACAGGACAAAGCAAAGGCTTTGCCTGCATTGCCGCAGTGAGTTTACCAGCCTACACGCAGGACATCGCATTTGCTCACGCTGCGAGAACCTCGACAGCTTCCAGCACCACCGCGCGGGCTACCAGCCGACAGGGTTTCTGCGGAAATGATCGTCAAACTGTCCCGCCAAGAAGAAAGCCGGTGTAAGCAGGCAAGCCGTATGCGCTGGCAGATGAACCGTGCAAGCGGCATCGAACAGCAACGCAAGGCACCCCAGGATGTTGGTGACATTGATCTGCTTGGCATCCGCGCAGAGTGCGCTGTTGCGAAGGCTTTGGATCTGGATTTCAACCCGTATCACCTTGGAATTGACAGCGGTGCCGATCTGTTCGCTGGCGATATCAGCATCGACGTGAAGGCACGTTTTAGCGGCAGCAATACGCTGTTTGGCAAGCCGGAAAAGTTCCGCGCTGACGTGGTTGTGTCTTGCGAACAGGCAAATGACGGCATTGGCATCTTG